AACGCTCACTGTCGTTCTTTCCTGGGTCATAAAATTTTTGCCATTTACCGTCCACTTGAATCTCGTGGTACCAAACTTCTTTGAATGGTGAAGAACCATCCGGGGTTGGGAGAATCCTCAACCTTCTTTGTCCCTGTTTTTCGGTATCCTTAAGGATTGCCGCAAAGTACTTCTTCATTCTCTCGTCTTGGGACATCTTTGAGGATGAACTAGAACTACCTTGTTTTGATTGTTCGTACTGTGCAAGTACTGCGTCTAATGAATTTGTCGCCATAATATATAGATTTTAAATTGTTTACTAAAGTATAAGTGTCAGCCGTGGGTTTGTCAAATCTAAAAACGGTCCGAAGACCGTTTTATTTATCTAACATTAATAATCTTGTCATCGTCGGGTCTCTCGTCACCAAAATCTCTAAATGATTTTTTGATATCCGAATTTGAATAGTCTTCAACTTCACCTTGAGTTAAAACATATTCATTTTTTCCCGTTTTTTCCATCTCTTCTTCTTTATCTTGGAAGAAATCTGAAAGTTTTTGGTTGTATGGTCCTGAATCTAATGTTCTTAGTTCAAGTTTTTCTTGAGGTGTCTTAGTTCTATACTTCTCAACCTTCATTTCAAGGTCGTTAAGTTTGTTCATGATGTTATCCATGTCACCAAGTCTAGACTCTAAATCAGTTAGGTGTTTGAATAGGTTGTCAAAATACTCTTCTTGTTTTTTCTCAACATTCTTCTGAGACTTTACTAAATCTGTGATATCAATTTCCTCAGTTTTATCTTTCTCATCACCAACCTTTTCAACATCAGGGTCATTGGCAACATCCACAGGTTGTGGGGTTGCGGCCGCGGGTTCTGCGGGTGGTGGAACCGAACCCATCGCAGGGTCAGTAGGTGGAGTGGCCATTGGGTCTGCGGGTGGCATCGCCATTGGGTCTGCAGGTGCCGCCATTGCGGGGTCTGCAGGTGGTGGAGGTAACTCCACCTCTTGCTCATTAATATATGTATTTATTTCTCTATATCTAGAGATTTCAGAAAGTATTCTATCGTCAACTCTTCTCATTTCTTTACCCATTTAAAAGTTGTTTTACACCTTGTAGTGTTTCAACTTGGATTCTTTTATTTTTTGTCATCGTGTTATCAACACGCTCAATAAGTCCGTCTCTCATTCTAACTGTATAACAGTCACCTGTGTCTAAATCACAAACTTGTTTAGTACCATCACCCAAATCTTTTTCAGTATGTCTGGTATTTTTACCTAAATAGTTGTCTAATATTAATTTTACGTTCATAACTAATGTTTCTTAATAAATATCTTAATATATGTAAAAATTATTGCTGTAGTGTTTGGTTATAATAATCGATAGCGTCTTGTACGATTTTTTCAAGTTTATCTTTTTCAACTTGACTTAATTTATTATAAACCTCATCTTTTCTAAATTGTGCGGCGTTATTATTTATTACCAAGAATTTAGTAATACTTTCTTTTGTTTTAGAGTAACCATTTAAACGAGTTTTCCATCTTTCACTAATAAATTTAATAGAAGATTCAATACTATCAAATATCGGATACGATACGTTACTTGTTGAGCAATAGTACTTTTTATCTTTAAATGCCACATCACCTGCTTGTCCCCAATCTGAAGTCTGTTGTGCCGGTGAAATGGACACACCAATGATGTTATTTTCAACCGATGATAATGTATCAGTACTATTAGGTGTTTTAGAATTCATATATATAGAACAGAAAATAATGGTTCGTAATAAATCATTATTAGGTGTTGATGAAGTTATTTTACCAACAATTTCCTGGTAGTTATGTTGTTTAACAACAGGTGATTCAACCGCAGTAAACCCACTATATTTAGATAACACCTCACATAATTCACTACTACCGTTATTTGGTTTATTAGCATCATGGTTGGTTAATTGGTCAACAACACCATTGGCTTGTTCGATTACATTAGCACTTTGGTTAACAACCTTAGGTTTTTTCTGACTTGGTTGTGAACCAGAATTTAATTGATTCTTGATTGACTCAAGTAAATTTATTTTAAGTGATTGTAAGTAATTATCAATTTTAGGTAATGAAGCGGTTGCTTGTCTATACCCTTCAAAAGTAGTTTCAAATTTACCTGGTGATATACTGTGGTTAACACTAGTAATCATATACGGACCACTAAACATTGGTACATATCTAAGGTTAAAGAACATAGTTGGTTGTATTAGAGCGTTACCCATCATACTAACAGAACAAGTATAACTTCTGTTTTTATATAAATTATACAATGATGCACTTTGTGACGCACCAGCTCTGTTTCGACTTTGATTCGCCATTTGGTTTAACATCTCAAGAGACTCCGCGGTCGCCTTACCCGCGTCTTGTCCAACACTAAACCCGTGGAATATCGACTGGTTTTGAGGTCCAATATCTACGTTAAAACCTACAACTTTATTTGATAATGCGTGGTCATTCTTGTTGGTTAAATCCTCAACAAGCGGATTGTTAGAACTTCTAGTTATTTCAAAAGCATCATTTCTATAACGATAATCGACATTATTTTTTAAGTCTAATTGTTCACTTGGTTTACCACCATAGAAACAAACCATCTTAGCACTTGATTGTCTATAGTCAACATTCATAAATGTACCAAATAAGGTGTTGGCAAAATCTGAAGTGGGTTCAGGTTTAGGCGCCGCATCTCTAACAACATCCTGAACATTATAGAAATTGACATATGATGGTAAATTCATAACTACGAAGTTATTGTTAACCAAAATACCTTCAATAAATGTTTTAACACTCATCTTGTCATTGGATGTTTTGGGTGTTGTCGCGGTTGTTAAACTATATTGTAATTTATTAATATCAACAAGTATTTTATCACCAACATTTCGACTCGCCCTGTCAAGTAATAACACATCCTCAAACAATGTTTTAGTTTTAAAATCGGAACCCGATATCCATTTATCATTTAATGCTTTAAATGATTCCCATAATTCAACTTTGGTTTGGTCACCATCAAGTTTTGATTGTATCTTATTATTCCCTTGGATTGTGGTTGTTGGTAACTCCTTTTGTATTTTTGGCATTAAGTCATTAATAACATTGGTTTTAAAATCAATCAACGAATTAAGGTAATCATCCATTAAATTGAAGAACGTGGTTTTTGTTAACCCATTGTTTTCTAATTTTTGTGTTGCATAAATCTTAATTATTGGTGCGAAATTAATAATATTTTCTTCGGTAAACGCGATATTCAAATCAATAAAGAAGTCTGTAATATACGAACCGTTATTATCATAAACCAACTTAGGTATTTCTGAAAATCCAACATAAGTTCTTAACGCTTTCCAAGCGTCAGGGTATTGGGTAATTGAGTTTGCGAGTGTCTGACCACCTGAACCAGGAAGTGCGTTAGGTGTATCAATAGTATATCTCCCCCAAGTATATGGGTCAACAATATCTAAATTAGAGAAACTATAGAATAACCTTTTGTTAAATTGTGATGGGTTACCAAATTTAACAATCACGTTGATGTCGTTAACAAAACTAGTTAAGTAGGTCGACATTTTATCATACTGAGCTTTTTGGGCATTTAAGATTCTATCATCACCAGTATCACCCGTTATTTTAGGTATCTTCATTAAATCAGTCATTAATAACTGAAAATTCTTCATATCTTGATATGAAGATAAACCACTAGGTATAACATTAGTGGTTTCATAGTTATATTTTGATTTTGAGAAATTTAAAAACTCGTTTTCAAATAAGTCTAAAACCTCTTTCTCGAAAACTGAGAACATTTCACTTATAGGGGTATATTCTGTTGTACCACTATTAATTGAGAAATTTTGTTGCTGTGATTTACCGCTAAAAATAGTCTTAAGGTATTGTTCAGGATTTGGTTTAACAACCTTACTACTGTCAAAATAACCGTAGTTTGGTGCCGTCCAAAATGTTCTAACCGAACCGTTAAACATTGCTTGGTTGTTGAAGACTTCGGTCTCTAAAACTGACTGACCCTCAATTGTTTTAAAACATTCAAATTTAGTTTGATTTAATCTAGAACCTTGTGATGGTAATATAAAACTATGCTCACCATCTAAGGTGTTGATATACGTTGTCCACGAAAAGATTTTAAGGTCTCGTTTAGGACTATTTAAATCAAATCCTTTACCTAAACTAATAGTGCCACTTGGTGAATAATCTAAGGTGAAACCCGAACTATTAATAGCACTTTGTATTCCGTTATTGGTATAAGCGGAAAATATCTCATAACCTTTATAGAAAACACTAAAGTCATTAATTGTTTTTGGGTAAAATCCTGTATTGATTGTTGAAGATGTTTCAGTCCCGATAGTAACGTTTTTTTCCAAGGGAATTTCAACGGTTCCCAAATTTGTGCCCGCACTAAATGTATAAGTTGCTCCCGTTGTGTTAACATCGGGATTAAAGTTTAAAGTATAGTTATATCCTGACCAAGCGGTATCAATATAGTCGGTACCCGTTTCAACAAAAGTTTTATAACGATTCCAAATTGACCCATACTTTAAAATCCAAGCGTAAGGTATTTTGTGAACCCCACCAAATTTCTTTAATGTTGCAAATATGTAACCTAACTCATTTGGTTCATCCTTTATCTTATACTTTTCACGTAGTGTTGCTAAAGGTAGTGAATTAACAAATAGATATGCCGCTTCTTTAAATGGGTGTTCATCGTAGTTTCTAAAATTCTTAATACCCTGTTGTATAGCATTTACAAAGTAAGGTGTGTTCAACATTGAGACGGTTTGTGATGCGTTAACATGACCTTTATAATCTTTATAAGTCAAATTACCTTCAGTGAATGCTTGTTTTGTATAATCTAAAGTTCGGTTAGTATAAAACTTTTTTAATTCGAAATCGGCTTGGGATATATCACCTTCTGGTCTGTTCTCGTTATTAACAACAACAAAATTACTAAAAGGTCTGATAGGTTTTTCTTTTTCAAACGCCGCCAAGTTTGATATAATCTTATTAACAGGATTATAACTTAAAAGACCTTTAGTTTCTAAAGCGTTGTCCGGTGTTGTGTTTGCTAAACCATTTGCCAATTTATCATTAACCCAATCTACATCAGTAAATGGATATGTATCAACAAAGTCATTAACATTAGTTGTCGTACTTTGATTAATATAGTCTGAAAACTCTTTTTCAGTTGGTAAAGATGTTTCAGGTTGTGCAATTGAATTGTTAATTACCTCCTGAGGTATGAACTGAAAATTTGAGTTATTAATTTTATTATTAATGTATCGGGTATTAAAAATACCTCTGATGAAATTTTGCCATGACTCACCAGTTCCTGAGTTTGAGATGTTTCTTAAGAATATTTCAAAGTTAGTTCCGTTATAATTGTATTCTTTTAATTTAGCAATAAGGAACGGATTATCATTTGACAGACTTTTAAGGATATTGTTTCTTTCGGCTTCCGCAATAATGTTATAAACCAAATCGTTATTAGTTGTTAACTCACCACCTCTATTTAATCTTGAGTAGTAAGTCACAAATAAGGCTCTTTCATATATTTCATAAAAATACTTAATCTCTTCCTTGTTAGCATATACTTCATTACTAACGGGGAACTCAATAGCATTTAATGAAACTCTTTGTGTCTCGGTTAATTCATTTTGTGATATTGGGTCAGGTGCCAAAGTTTGACTTCTATCGGTGAAACCATTAATAAATTCTTCAACAAATTCAACTTCAGGCCACATACCTGGCAAATAACCTTTGGTTTGGTCAATAATACTTTGGTCACCAGGGTATGTTATTTCAAAAATTTCATGACCATCAGTTCCTGTTGTTTCTTTTAAAACCTGAGGCCAAGGATAAATTGGTTGGTCCTGTAAATTGCCGTCCACAGCATCTTGTGATGCACCAATTGTTTGTGGTTTTAAAACCGCATCACGTCTAATTTTTTCATCCCTAACATTCCACGCTTTGGTGTGGGTGTCATCCATAATTCGTAAGAACGCCTCAGCACTTGCAAAAATAACCGCAAGAACATTTCTGATATTTGGGACAAACCCAATACCATTATTACTACTCTGTAATAATTCACCTAAAGCTTCCGTTAGTGCAGATTCAATCTGTTCTTTAAATGTTTTAGTCTTTTTCCTCATTTCCGATATTGAATCGGTAAATGATTTATTACCAATAACTGGTAGTGAATTAACTACCGACTGAACAGTAGTACTAGTTGGTGAACTAAAATAAAAATAATCAACTTTTTCAACCTCTAAAGTTTTTGCGTTTATACCCGAATTTTTTTGAATTTCTGACTCTAATTCAGCTCTATATTCGGGTATTTTATCCGTCGCTAAAACTTCTTTATTTTTTTTACGTAAATTATATGTTTTTTGGAGGTCGATATCTTCAACTTTAAACCCATTGGTCAACTTAAATGTTGAGAATTTAATATTGTAAGGGACATTGCATTGTACGGGTTTTTTACCACTAATAGTATAAGAACCATTTAAACCTAAAGTCACATTACTCTCTAAAACACCTTTATATTTGTCAATAATGGCTTGTAATTTAGATTCGGCGTCTTTTTTCTTTTGAGTTTCCTTATAGTCAGGTTTAAAGGTGTAAACAGTTAAACCATTATTTAAAATAATGGCCGTCGTTTCATCCATGTAAGTTTTAAACCAAGCCTTTTCGGTACCACTAGCAACAGTGGTATAAGTTAAAACCTCACCTTCTAAATCAGTAAGTGAATCCTCAAATGATTTAACATTTTGTAAAGGTTGTAAATTTTGTTTAGTAAATTTATCTAATTCATTTTTAACAAAGTTATCAATTCTTTCACTCATTTGAACAATTGTAATTTCAGGAAAATTGTCAGGAATCAATCCCTTAGATTTGTATTCACTATACATCTCCTTAATCTTCATAAAACCAATACTAGTTGTAGTATCAACAACTGTTTTGTTTGATGACTGTGGGTCTTGGATGGGTGTAATCTTAATTCTAGATTTATACATGTGAGGAACCGCAAGTGCGTATCCCATAGTTATCTCATTTAATACGGTATATTTGTATGTGTAAAATTTTAAGTCTACTTTAAAATTACCACTATAAGTGTCAAATCTAGCACTAAAACTTTGTAACATTAGACTAAGTTTTATCGCCCTACCGTAATAACCTTTAAGTGTTAAAGAAAATAGTGGGTATGGAAGATTAAAAAACGCAGCATATGGTGAATTATCACCACCCTCAAATAACGCTCTTCCTTTAACGTCCTCTAATTGGACTGATATTACAGGTAGGAAATCTAATCCTTGTCTAACATTTATTTGTGTAATACCTAATAATCCGTTATCGGTGGCACCCGCTTTACCTCCACTATTTGTTATTTGTCTTATAAATTTATCAGTACTGTCTTTTGGGTTTGGGACTTCTTTTAGTTCTGTTTGGTTTATACCTTCACCAACTAAACTACCTCTTCCGGTTATTTCATCGGTATATAAATTATCCAAAAATTCTTTACCTCCAGGTTTAAGAAAATTTATAGACGCAACAGATACTGTTTGGATTGCATCATTACTTGCAACACCAACAGCCAACTTAGTTCTTGGAATAACTTTACACTCCAAATTGGCATAAAAAACCAAGTCTTCTTGATTTACGTATCGTTCTTTAACAATACCATTATCACCAACCACTTTGTTTGGGTCAACGATTGTAATGTTATTATAATCAAAATCTACGTATATATTTTCATTGTTACCTACCATAATAGAAGAAGTGGTTGTCTAAAGCATTTTTATAGTCTTGTAAAGAAGCTATTAAAGGAAATGGAATTGTCAATATAGTACCGTCATTTATATTCCATTCTAAACCACCACTTATTGGATTAGCTAATAAAATTAACCAACCAAAATATGGTGTACCATAATATTGTTGTGAAACTTTATCTAATCTAGTTTGACCTATTTTATAGATGTATCTTTTATCAGTACTTTTATTTGGTAATGTAACATAAGGCACAACAGTTTGCTCTCCATTGATAATGAAGTTATTATATCTGTTATAATATTGTTTTGCTCTCATATTAATTTAATTTTACCGCGTGTTGTGTTGGTGACTGAATAAAATATTTATTATCCGTTATCGTGTTTATTTCAGAAAATAAATCTTTTAATCTTGATTTAGAATCTTCTTGTGTTGACTCGTCAGGTACTGTTGAATATTCTAAAATTCTTTCTTTACCTGAAGGGTATAATTTTTCCTCGGAGCCTTCTGTTAAATCTTTATATACTTTACTGTCTCGATATTTTTCAAATAACTTTTCTTCTTTTTCAAGTTCTTTTTCAAAATTATTTGCAATGTCTTTAGTAATTTTTTCAAACTTATTTTTTAACTTATTACTAGCTTTTAAATTATTGGTTAAAACATAATTATTGAATTCGGTTAATTTATTTTTATCGGCAAATGTTCGAGCTAATAACATAAACATTCTCTGTCTATATTCAGTATTTAAATAACTTTTATCTATTGGTCTAAACTGTTCATTATTAGTTAAATAATAATTAGACCCTGATGAACCAGTTCCATCTGTTATCACGGCAAAAGGCAGGATAGACCCTGGCATTAATGGGGCACCTGTCGACGCGTAATCAGTACCTGTTTCTGGTTTTGCGGTATATAAGACATTAACACGTCTTAAGTAGGTGTATATTTTATAAATATCTCTTTGTAATTCATGTAAAGTGTTGGTTACATCAGAATCCTTAGTAGTTTTACTAACTTTATTGGTACCTTTTAAGTTGTATACTAAAGGCGTTCCCTCCTCAGTTTTTTTACCATCAATTGGTTTTGCATTGGCTAATGTTGTAGTACCATTTAATAACTCTAATTTCTTAATATTTAATATTAATGTTTGTTCAATACCACAAATTTCACTAATGATTGTTTGGATGTCGTTTGATAATGTGTCATTAATTTTAACATAAAAATTATTAATATTCTTTTTAATAACTTTAAGTTCATCAGTAACTTCGTTGTTATAGTAATTAATTAATAATTCTTTTACAATAGGGTTTTCATTAATTTCAACATCTTTAATACATTGATTGAATAATGATTTAAATAAATTGCTGTCGGAACCATTGGTTGATGATTTAGGAGCGTCTAATTTTGGTTTACCATAAAGAAATGTTTCGTAAGTATTTACAGGATTAAAATTAACGTTTCCCGCAACTTGACCATTTATATAATTTCTTTCATAATTAACTAATTGTAAAATACCATAGTTAGTTTGTTTAACAATACTTTCCAATTTATTTAAAATGGATACGGTATATTCTGGTACAACACCTAACATATCATCCATAATTTTATTATAAGATGTTTCTCCTGTCTGACCACCAGTCACATTATCATAACTCTTAATAGTACCAATTGTATCACCAAACGCATTTTGTGTTTGATTGTCAACAGCACTTAAACCTGTTTGAGGTACATCTTGAACCAACTCTTTTATTAAAGCTTGGTCAATTTTTTGGAATGAGTCGTCTGTCCATACTGACCTTTCATCGTAGATTTCAGTGTTTGCGTAGTAGTTGAACGATAGTGCGTTTTGCAATTGTTCAACAGGTTTGGCAAGTCCGTGACCACCAATAAAGTCAAATGATAGGGTAACGTTGGCAATCATAGGTTGGATACCAATACCTTCAGGGTTCATATCAAACACTAATGGTTCATAAGTAAAACCAACACTCTTAGGGATAATTTTACCATTATAGAAGTCACCGATTCTTAAGATTAAGACTGGTGGAGCTCCAAACGAAGTATTAACCGCATTATCGTATTTTGGTTTACCGTCAGGGTCAATTACAGGAATGGTTTCACCAGGTCTAACACACTGATTTAAGAACGTTAGACGAGCGTTTAACCCTTCAGGTGTCATTGAGTGGAAAGCGGGATTAAAGTACTTTATCTTCTCTCTAATAGAGTCGTATAACATCGGAACCTCTTCCTTAATAACCTCAAAGTAATCACACTCAGATAATAATTGTCTTAAAATCTTTTTACCAATACCTTCTTTAAGTTTTTTCTCGATACTAACCGTTGGTTTTGGTTTAGTTGGTGTGATTAGTGTTGTTTCAATAGTTTTTGTTTGTTCAGGTTTATCCGAATTTGTTTGGTCTGTGGGATTAACAGGTTTTGGTGGTATAGTAACTGTAGCACTAAATTTAACTCTACGACAAGCCATCGCATCGATTGAATAAATCTGCGAATTAGATGTTACTTTACCTGTACTGCCGTCAATAATATCTGTTGTACAATTAACGCTTCTTCCAGATGTTTTGGTTTTTGCTGATACGGGTACAACCGTAGTTTCTTCACCTAGGGTATTAGAACTTGGACCTGAAGATTCGTTAAGAGGTTTACCATTAATGGTTATTTTACTCGTATAGTCTTTAAGTTTACCCCCTTTACCCGTCAATAGATATTGTCTAACCGAGTCAACCCTTCTTGACGATAGATTTACGTTATATTTTTTTTCTGCGGGAGCTGAGGCGGAACCTATAAGTGTTATAGCAACCGTAGCATCCTTAGTTGTTACAAGTTTGTGTATTTCTTCAATCAAACCCTCAGTTGGGTTGTCGATAAATGTCCAGTTATCCAAAATAACGTTATTCCAAAACTCATTAACGGGCTTGTTGTCCGCACAATACGCCGGATTTTTCTTACAATATGTTGAGTCGGGTTTAAATATTGAGTCAGCGTTTGATTGATACTTAGGGTACTCAACATCTTTGTAATAATTAAAACTTGTTACAAAATCAATCGTTGATGTTGGCCTGTCTGTATGAGGGTTAGGTCTATCGTTGTGGAAATAAAATGCCAAATCATTAAACTTATTTAAAACATCATTACCTGAAGTATCTTCAGTTGTCTTAACATCAGTTTTACCATCACCACCAGTGTCTGAACCAGGTCCTGTTAAACCGCCAGTATTTTGTTTAGGAATATTTTCCTGTACACCTTTAGCCTCTTCAGGGGTTAGATTAGGGTTATTTAATATCTCTTGATAGGTATATAAATCTTTTGTAGGTATTGTGTTAAACTTAAGGGCTAATTGGTAGATATCGTATTTTAAACACCCCGCAAAGAATGAATCTATCATTGAATTTAACTTCTCACGATTAATACCCTTCAACTGTTTGTCAACAATCACATTAAGTATTGACGGGTGGTCAACAATCATTTTCCAACTTAAACTACCTGTTCTACTAGTGTCTTTGTAAGTATAAATTGGTTCAGGTCGACCTAAGAATGATTGTTGATTCCAGTTTGCTGAACTAGAATCACTGAATTTAATATCGTATGGTGGGAACCACATTACACGTCCACCATTTGGACCTTTTTCACATACAGGTAATTCATCATAAGTAAATCCAGGTCTACTTGATGTTCTCCAAGCTAAATTTTCAATTGAGAACATGTACTTTTTAGCATAACCGCCTTGACCCATATCATTATTTGGAATGATGTTGGTTGAACCCGGGTTCTTTAATGGGGCAATATTTAAGTTAAATGTATTATCAAAAACAGACCAAGCAAATCTACGTCCTGAATTAGTAATACCGTCTGTCTTTTGTAAGTCAGCATAAGTATAGTAAGGAGTATCTTTAGTGAACACACGACAATACTCAATACCCGCCTCTTGTCCCGTTGAATCGTCTTTATATGACACAACTTGAGAACCTTTAGTCATTTCTTTGTAACCATCGTGGAATACTTTACTAACTTGGTTCATTGCGTTACCTACGTGTTTTAAACGAGATAAACCTGTCACATTGTCGGCAGAATCAATTAACCTTTGAGTTTGGTCTAAGATTGAGTTTTCTTTGAATGTGAAGTTGGTTGATTCGTCACGACTGTATTGTGAACTAATTAAATTAAATTCTTGGTCTAGTGAGCCTGTTCCTCCACCAGGTGTTGCTTTAAATCCTGCATTACCTTTATATTTAGGCGAAGTCCAAACAAATTGACCATCAATACCACCACCATCAGAAAGTGGTTTGGCGGCTAAACCAAAGTTTAAATTATCTTGGTTTCCTTCATATAAAATACCTAATTCAGATGGACCATAAACAGGTGATTCAACTTGTTGTCCATAAGGGTTTACAGGAATTTGGTTTGGTGGTGAGGTAATTGTTGATGGGTCAGCATTTCTACTACCTACATAATAACCACCATTTAAAGTTCCATTAGGATTAATAATAGATGTTGCGAGTGACGATAAACCTTGTACGATACCTGCAGCGCCACCTAATACAGATTCATAACCAGGTTGATATCTATTATAATTAATGTTACGGAATAGAGCCGACCTTTGACCGTTACCTGAGTTGGCAATGAATATTTCTGAAGGATTCCTTCTGAAATTTAAAATTGGTCCTAAGAATCCACCCGTTAATTGATTGGTGACGTTTAAGGCTAATGATGTTTGTGGTGATTGACTTTGACCTTTACTATCATCAAAATAATCACCAGGAATTGGTGAAACAGGCCAATAAGCACTCGCCAATCGTGTTGCAAAGTCGGCTGCAGCAATAATAGGGTTTTCAGGAACCGTAATTCTCCAATTTCTATAAACTAAAGGTTCTTGTCCTGTGGCAATTAAACTTGCTTCAAACGGGTCACTTAATGAATCAATATTAACAGCTCCGATTGTTGCTTGAAAAATCTCAGCGTCAACTCGAGCTTGGAAAGCCTTATTTAATTGTTCGGCACCTATTTTTGCAATATATGAATCCTGAGACAAAGGTCCGTTTGAACCGACAGGGTCAGGACTTGTTAATATAGTGTAAGGACTATAAGATGAAGGATTGTAAGAAGGTGGATTCCAATATGGCTGATAAATTTTATTATTATTCTGAATGTCCGTAATGATAACCATATCATTAAACCCACCATCAGGACCGTATCTGTTTTCAATGTAAGCGGCATCAATATAAAACTCGTTTACTAAATCAAGTACAGTATCTGTTGGGTCGTATTCCCCCTGATTTGAGTTTACAGGAATTGGTGGTCCGTTGAATGTGATGTTAGTATTATAACCACCGTTAGGACCGAATTCATTTAAAGGATATAAATTGTTAGCAAATACTCCGTCAGTAATTAAATTATCAGGTGAATCAACAACGGTTAACGATGATAGTGTAGTTTCATATGCTTGTGGACCACCTGGTGGAGTATACACACCCGGCACATCGTAAGGTTCCAAATTTTTGGCTAATAGAGAGTTTCTGAATGTGGAACTATTAACAAATGATAACGTACTATCTGACATCTTATTATTTTAATTATAAATAGATATTAACTTATTTTTTTATGATAAATTACCACTCATTTCAGCTTGGTTTCTCATAGCTTGGGCATTATTTGGGTTACCTGTTAATCCATTATTCGCCATACCGTCTTTAATTGTTTTAACAATAGTTTCTTTTAAATCAGTACTTTGTATTGCAATTGCTAATTGATTAGGGTCAATATTAGGGTTAGTTGAGTTAACATTTAGGTTAACATTTACTGTTGAAGTGTTTTCTGTTTTTATAGGTGTTGATGACTGACTTGATGGTGTCTGTAAATTTTGAGTATTTGGTACAGTACTATTAACTGTTTGTGGTACAACTTGAGGTGTGTTTAGAGTGTTATAATTTTGGTCTTTTCCTTGGATGAAGTCAGTACCGCTTTTACCTATAGATTTAAAAATCTCCTCTGTCAACTTGAAGAACATGTTGTTACTTTTTGTTAACTCTCCTAATGATTCTTTATATTTCTCTGCCGATGATACGAATGCGTCTTGAGCAAAATTATTTAATTTTTCACCATTTTCAGCTAATTTAGTAAATACCTCTGTTAAAGAACCTTCACCAGAAGCAAGTTTTGTTAACGAACCTAAGATATCTTGAGCACCTTCATCAAACCCTTTACCTAAATTTTTAATACTTAATTCTTGTGTATCAAAAGTTTTAGATAACAATGTCGTTAATTCGGCAGGTAATTCTAAGGCTTGGGTTGCGGTTTTACCACGAGCAATTCCCATTGGTAATTTAGTTAGTGTTTTAATATTTGAATTGATTGTTGTCAAAATATCTAACTGACCCTTAGCTAACTCCTCCATTGACTTAGGCTTACTAGTTTCTTCAAGTTTTTTAATAAACTCAGCCCCGTTTTCACTACCCGCTTTAGCCATTGCTTCACTTAAATTCATTGCGGTACCATCAACAGTAATTTTAAATTCACCATCCTCACCCATTTCAGACATGTTGGCGAATAACTGTTTTTGGTCTTCAGTAAAAGTATCAGGGAATTTAATGCTTGTTAATTTTTTATCAAGTTCTGCGGCACCTAACGCCATTTTAGATAATTGACCGGCAGGTAATTGTAATTGTTTTTCAAGTTCTCTAAGTTCTCGTTTTGCACCAGGAGCAATTTCAAAATTACCATCTTTACCTAATTGGACGAATTTCTTAGACATCTCAGCCAACTGATTTTGTAATTCAGCAGGGTCATTCTGAGCCATATCCATTAATCTTAATGGGTCCAATAATTCGGTATTCGCAACACCTAATCTCTGCATTGCTGCTGCCATCTCAATCGCACCTTCAGGGTCAAATACTTTGTCAGCAAAATCTAACGCGGTTTTCATGTCAATTCTTAAAGCTGTCGCTTGTGCCGCCATTTTAGCCATACCTTCAACACCCCCCTGAAAATTAAATTTGTTAAGTGCTGACATGTTCTCTAATACTTTACCACTAACCGCCTGAGCACTAACACCCACGGCTCTCGCTTGGTTAACAACTTTTTCCATTTGTGAACCCGCTTGGTAAGCCGAGAATCCTGCGTCTTTAAAACCACTAATAACTTCTTTCGCGGATTTACCCGTTACTTCTGCAGTTGCATATAATTTGGCATAAGAATCTGAAGATAATACTAAATTTCGACCTAAGGCCTCACCAGCCTGTACTTGGATTTTTTGAATTTTATCTAAATCACCACCTAAAGCAACCACACTCATGTAAGCATCAGCCATGGCGGCTTTAATACCTTGTACGTTTTCACGACCTTGACCAAACGCTTTAGCAACACCTACTGCAGCATCATCCAAATCTAAGATAGTTTTAGCAATTACTGTGGTATCAAGATTATCACTAATTGCCTTACCAACTTTACTTAACGCGGCTTCAAAAGCACTATTAAGTTTACTAAAAATATCATCAGGTTTAAAATCTTCTCCAGCCATATATAAAGTATTTTATAATAAATACCCCCAACCTTATTTTTATTATTGGTTTTTAGGGGTGTTATCTTCCACTATCCTATCAATAAGATATTTTCTCACGTAGGTTGGCATTATATGGAAGTCAGAATAGGACAACCTAATAAACCTTGAGAGGATGTAGTATTCCTCAATTAAAACTTGTCGGTAATTAGAAGAAAGGCCGAAAAAACTCAACCCCAAAGGTGATATCAAAGTTCACCATTTCTCCTGACGGGGCTTTTACTGTTTGGGTTAAGTCTAATGAAGGGGCGTTATCACGAATAAATTGTCGGATATACTTAGAGTCCATAATAGGTAATACGTTAACGAACTCAGCGATTTTTTCTTTTGATTGGTCACCATTAACCTCAACAATCTGTTTCATCAATCTCCAAGTTACAGTAGGAGCGACTCTACCTGTTGGGTATTGTTCAGCCATTTTACCAAGTTCAATGTTTTCACCGAAACTTAATACTTTTAATTTAACGGTTGCGCCTGTTTTTGGTAATGTCGTAGTAAATAAACCGTATTCATCAGGTTGATGTTCGCTTCTTCTAATATTTAACTCATCTAAAATAAGGGTGTGTTCAAATGATTTACCTGTTTGTGGGTCATTTAATGTTACCTTATATTCAGGGCCAAATGATGTGTTTCTTAAATAAATTAAGATAGCTTCAATGTCACCATCAATTAATTCTTCAGGACGTAAATCGTGTTCGTAAATTTTATTTCTAAGTAATGTCATGATAATACTGTCATTACCATTATTAACGGAACCAATTAAATTGTTCTCGTCATTTGCGGTTAGATAACCAACCTTAATAGATTTCTTTTTTGATTTGTAAAACAAACCCTTTGAAGGTAGTGATACTACATCGTGGGGTAAGTTAAAATTTTGAGTTCCTGCGTCAATGATATTTGGTTCCATATAATTTCTCTTTTATAAGAAAATATACGAATCAAAGGTTTTTTATAAACACTAAACAAAAAAATCCACGCCAAAGACGTGGATTCTTAATATATTTAACTGAAATTTTATTTGATTAGTATACAAGTACACATCTATCCATACGAAGTGTCGCTGAAAT